TTGAGATATTTTAGCCGCATCCACGTTAAACTTATCTGATTTATCTCTTTCGAACTTAGCAGCATCAAGCTCTAATTCAGCTTGTTTTAATGCAAGTTCTTGTTGTTTAAGTTGTAACTGCCCTTGCACTTCCATCTGCTTATTCTGAGCATCCGCCATCTCAGCTTGGCCTTTTAATTCCTCTGCTCTTGCAGCAACCATCATCGGGTCTTCTTGAGGAGGTTGGTTAGCGGCAGCGGCCTGAGCTTCAGCTATCTTCTGCAATTCTTCTTCTGTTAATTGTTCTTGAGGTATCATACCAGCGTTGAGTAATTCTTGTCTGACACGTTCTGCCATCAGGTCCATACCTGGTACAGCTAAGTTCTTCAACCAGATATCCATACCCTTCTGTGCTAGTGTCGGGTCTATCTGAGCCATCTCTAGGAATGCTGTAGCTGTTTCTTTCTGTTGAGAGTTGAATGCTGGTCCGAAGTCACATACAACATCGTACTCACCAATAGATAGGTCGTTTAGTGTCTCGGCTTGCCCTGTCTGCTGATTAATAATCGGTTTGTTGATAGGTGTCATTCTAGCCGTACCATCTTCATCTAACATTCTGATTTGTCTAGTAGAATCATAAACTCTAGGAATTGATGTTACTAGGATTTTACCTACGTGACACACTGTTACCTTAAGCGCTTCAAACCATTTAATTGAGCCAATGTTGGCTTGGTCTATTTGTTGAGCACCTGCGATACCACTTTGCTGAGGCATGGCATTACCTTGTAAAGCATTGAAACTATTAGCTGATGCTGTAATTAATTCTTTTGTTAATGCTATTGTAGCCTGTAATCCCGGACTTACTTGTGCGCCTCCAACATACGATGCTTGAGATATAGGTGGTGCTTGTTCATCAACGTTATAGAATCTTACTGGGTCTCCATCAGTATTCATTGTTGAATAATCATGTCCTTCTGCCTGTGTCTCTGTCATCCATATGGCAGGTGAAGGGGATAAGGCCCCGTCTTCAATGTCTCTTGACATAGCATAATTTAGTACACGCTGTGAATCATATAAATTCTCTATCTTACCATAGTATATAGGCTTGTTTTCGAATACATCATAGTTTCCGTAAATAGGAACCAATGGGATATAATCAAATACTGTTTCTTCCTCTTTCTGTAGGAAATCCCCGCCGTCAATGATACGAGAGTATACACGCCAGGACTTACGAGTACGTCTATTCTCTTCTACGATACCTTGTGCAGCTAATTCCTCTTTAAGTGGTTCATATTTATCAGCTTTGTAGACAGCACCATCACTCATCTGTACTATCTCAATATCCCTCGATTTCTTATAATACAACTGACCAACTGTAACAAATTCAGCACGTTCTGATGTAGCTGAAGCTTGTCTGTCGTCAGTAATAGACATTCCAGAACCGTCAGGCCATCTTTTATCGTACTCAGCTTTAGATAGTTTAATAAGTTTAACACCCCATCTAGCATCACTTTTATCTTGCTTCATAGAATCGATATCAAACCACACAGCGTCGACAGCGTTGGGGACATATTTAATTATTAAGTCTTGATCGAACGAATCACCGTCAATCCAGTCCTGCACTACCTCAAGACAGTCAAACCCACAGATAACATTGTTACGAGACATTCTAGAGAAGATATAATCTGCATCTGAGATATTACGGATATTCCTAACTAAACCTTCCATTGTTTTGGCTGTATCATCGCTAGCGCCAGTAGTTGTTGGGCTGATTTTTAAAGTGAAGTCTGATTGGTCTATTTCCCCACTGATACTATCAACGATAGGAGTACACATATCGAATGTACCACGGTATCTGCCCTGCAATTTCTCAATAGCGTAAGGGTCCCACTGACCATCTCTTGCATTTAAGAATAGCTTTGCTTCTCGTGCTGCTTGTCTTCTCTCTCTTTCGTTGTCCTGTGCTAGTACTATGCTATTTAGTATTTCGGTATGATTATTAAAATCTATATCAGCCATTATCTAGTTATCCGTTTGAATTGTATCTTTTTAGATGTCTTAGGTTTGCCTGGCAGTTCCTCACACATAGCAAGGCAATCAGCCATACCAGGTGATTCAATATCGTATTTCTTCTTCATATCAGGCTTTGACATTAGTTGAATCTTCCCTGCTCCATTGGGTACTTTCGGTATCCTACATACCTCCGAACGCAACTTATCTAGCAATTTTACACTACTTGAGATAGAAATGATAGTGTCGGGGTCAACATATTCCTTTTTTACCACCGCTCGATAGGTATTAAAGAATCTATTAGCAAGCTTCATGTAGTATTGTGCCCGCTTATTAGCAAATGTATCCTTATTCGATTTAGGTCTATCCTTACCACCTAATGACTTCAATCCGTTATATAGTGCTTTAGGTTCATCTACTCCATTAGAGCCTTTATACATCCTAAGTTCACATTTAATTCCACTGAAGTTTTGATCTACTTGTCTGCGTAGTAGTGCACCCATACCATCACCATCCCATATGAATAAGTCTGTATTGTGTCCGATAGCGATGTCTGACGCTACATCTAGTGCTTCGTTACCATCATGAGCTTTTATCTCACCTATATCATGGTAGTGTATACCTCGCCTTGTAGCATATGCTTTACTATCTCCTCCTTGGTCAGCGGGGTCAAATGATGTAATCGTAGCCCCACTGGGTTTGAGTCCTAGCTTCTCATGAGCATCGATAGCCGCATCGAACCATGCTTTCTTGATAATAGCATTCTCTACTGTTTCGTTGTAATGACCATTCCAGATATGGTCGTATTCATCTTCAGATAGGTTTTCTTTATCATCAAGCCTTTCTTGTTCTAGTTCAGGTGGGAACCAAGGATTCTCTGTGTAGTTCATCTGAACAACCATAATTAGGTCGTCTTCGTATCTACCGCACTCTGCTAATGCAGCTTCAGCTCTTTTGAGATACTTCTTTGCTATAGCATCTTCTCGTGAGCTGCGGTTCATTGATATCCATATCTCAGGTAATTCACCATCTTCACTATTTGATGATGCACTACTTCTGATTGACGGAGTTAATACCTTCAATGATGTATCGGATACAGACTCACCCTCTTCTATCCAAAGCTTCTTGACACCCTGTAATGATTTAAGTGATGTAATGTTCCTGGCCAGGCCACGATAGAATATCTCACCGCCTGTTGCGCTATGGATTTCTTTAGATAGAACTGTGAAGCCATTCATACCTATACGATCAATCTCCTCATGTAGGAGTTGATGTACTGAATCGTCTATTGAGTTTTGGAATTCACGAGTACCACAGACACGTTGACCTTGGTCTGCATAGATAAGCATAGCATCAGCAATACCAGTAGACTTACCGCTACCACGACCACCTACAGCTATTTTAATACGTTTGGGTTTGGACATTAACCATGCAATGCCCTCTGCAATCTCTAGTGTAATATCACTCATCCAATGAGTATACACTATCTGGATAAGTAGTGCTAATTATCTCATATCTATACTGACCGATACTTAATCCAGTTGGATGGACCGCAGTAATCAAATGTGACTGATTCTAATTCTTCCAACTCAAGAGTGCTACTTATCTGCATTGAGTCTACTGCATCAGCCTCATATTCAATTAGGTCGTCAGGCTTATCCCAATCGTGGGTAGGTATCTTAACACCCTTCATTAATCTATCAAAATCACCCATTATTATCTCCGTTCTCAATAGCTCTAGCTGTTTCTTCTAGTATATCCTCTAAGTCTGTGACTACTCTATAGTAAACAGAGGATAAATACCCCTTTTCACGCGGATGATTTTTATTAATAACTTGTACAAGTTCCCTTTGTATAAGTCCATCTATATACAACTCAATCTCTCTTCGTAACGATTTCATCTTTTGTCTCCTTTAGGATTTCCGCAAGCTCTTCAATAATATCATCAACCTCATGAAGATATGGAAAGCCTTTTTTATGTGATACCACCAAGAACTCAATCTCTTCTCTTAATGTACTCATCTCAACACCTCGTCTATCTCCTGTTTTAATTCAATAAGTCTGGCTGTCAATGTATGCAATGATTCAGTCATCAATGCAGCAGCCATCAACATACGCTCTTCTTGAGTATGGCACTTATCCATCGCTAGGTCAAACTTAGCTTGTGTCATCATGTATCGAGCTGGGTTATCTTTCATTAGTTGTGCTTTGGCTAACTCACATTCAGCTATG